ATCTGCCCTTTAGGGACATATCGTTTCCCTTTTGTTGAACGAAAGTTTGAGTCGTTATCATTATGAATACCTAGGTAGTCGCCTTCGTCGTAGCGCATGAGGTGCCCGCGGCTTCTCCACCACAAGGTTCCAAGAACCATTGGGTATTCGTCAATGTATTTAATTAGACATTTATATATTTGATCTTCCCAATAGCGGAAGGTCTCAACCATTTCAGGATCCGTGTCTTCTTCCACGGGGTTGAGCAGACGGACGGGAACTTCTTCTATCTGTTCAAGAGAGAATTTGTTCCCGTCTTCGTTGGTGGCGTAGGTTACGCCGTCACGATCTTTATGGTATGTCCATCTTTGTTCGTGAGCCTTTTTTGCGTTTGCGTCGCACCATGCGCTTACTTTTTCTCTGTCAATTTTTACTACGCCGGGGAACCTGACAACACCGCCGCCCAAACTTTCCATGGGCATATCCATGATTTCTTTGATTGTTGGTTTATCTATTTCTGGTGTTGTTCCGTTGAATAAGTTATTTTCGCTCATTGAGAACTTCCTGAAGTTGGTGATTGGTGTTGTAGGCGTGCATGTGGAGCAATAGTCTTTGCGGGCTTGTAAGGGGGCTAAAAAGCACACACCTATCACCGCTAATAACTTTTTTTACTCCGTGGATATATTCGTGACCGCCCGGGAACAGGATAAGTTGACGTGCTTTTGGTTTAATAACTAAATCTCGCATAGGGAAATATAATTCGCCGCCCTCAAAATCATCATTGAGATATAGGTTCGCTGCGACTTCTATCAAAACTGGTGTATTGAATTCGCTTGGGCTGTAGCGAGGCATGAAATCAACAACCCCCTGATCAAGAGCCTCGCAGTCAGCATGCGGATCATGGTCGGATCCAACTAAAAACTTTTTGTAATACGGCATCAAACGGTGGACTAGGGTTCTGCCGTATGTAGCAGATGCTATTTTCATGATTTTTTCACCGTACACAGCATTTAGCGGGTGTGTTGAAGTCGGTTTCCATTCACCGAGCCTTCTTTTAATTTCTTCCGCATAAGCGCCAGTCATTACAACGGGTCCGACATTGTATTGTTCAAGTGGGGCTACCCAAGACATACTTCCGTCCCATTCAAATTCCTCATCATGGAATCTGATTAGTTCGGACGCGTCTTCTTCGGTTATGAAGTCGTCAAAAGCGTAAATGTGTTCATGCCCGAGATAAGCCATATATGAACATTATCTCACTTACCACTTACCTAAAGGGCACTCCGCCTCTTTAAGTTTTGTTTTGATCGCCATAAAACAACCGCATTCTTTGCATTGTTTTGTCAATTTGAAGAACCTAGGACATGATTCACAGATCGCGTATCTGCTATTTGAAACAGTTTCATCAAAATGGTAATTATCTGGGTTGAGTGCAGTTAATGGGGTTGTTGACCCCATTTTCTTTTTATATTCCTGCCAAGCGCTCATTATTCTGTGGAAAGCGTCCAGTTTGCTCCATCCCACTTATAGTTGCCGTAAGGGGGGATTGCTCCGTTGAGAAAATTGAGGAATTGTTCTTCTGAAATTTCAACAATTACTGGTGCCGACTTAAATACGGCATTTGCTCCTTCAAGCGCATTATCTATTGAGTGGAGCCAGCCTAGTTCGCCATCCACGACGAAGGCATAGTGCGTATGATTTGCGGGTGCCGTGAAGGCTGGAGCGGTTGGGGTTGTCTCAGACATATATTTTTCCTTTTGTATTTGTTGACAGTTACACTAGCATATACAGGAATTTACTATACACAGACTGAACCCGTGTTGGCTGTTGAGCATCCTGCTGATACTGATCCTGCCACACCACAGGCATTGGTGCATGCCGTACAACTGCATGTCGTTGTGGTTGTGTAATAACGGCAACCATTCAAACAGCCCGGCATGTTACATCCGATGAGTGCTCCAACACCAGATGATGATGATGGGGAACAGGAACCGCATGAAGCAGCAAAACATGGTGGGAAATATGGTGGGAAGAAAGGAGGAAAGAACGGTGGGAAAAACGGCGGGAAAAACGGAGGGAAGAACGGTGGAAAAAACGGAGGGAAAAACGGTGGGAAGAAAGGTGGAAAGTAGGGTGGGAAGTATGGAGGCGTTGCCGAGTTGGATGGAGATGAGGTTCTAGTAACACCGTAGGTGCTGTCGGTAGTGACGGTGAAAGTATAAGCGGTATTAGCAGTCAACCCGTTGACGGTGATCGGCGAAGATGAACCCGACGCCGTTATATTCCCCGGACTTGAAGTAACGGTATATGTGGCGATTTCTTTACCGTCATAAGTTGCCGCGACGAAGGTAACATTAACAACAGCACCACTTGCTGTTGCCGTGACACTAGTTGGGGATGTAACAAATTTCCCTCCACCAGCAATATTGCCGAATTGGTTTATCACGTGTCGCTCAAGTCACCTATCAAATACCACTCGTCTGTGCCTCGCTTAATTAATGAGGCGGTTGCGTAGCGATCTCGCAAATAGTTACCCGGTGTGGCACGAACAGAAGTCGTTCCCGGTGTGCTTGCAACAATCTGTGTTTTGCCAGCACCGTACTGAACAATATTTATAACTGTACCGATTGGGAACGGTGTGGATGCGTTTGTTGGGACATTGACCACATTGGCTCCTGCGAGGTTCATTTCAATCAACGAGTTTTTGTCGCCTAACGCTATCACATATGGTGTTGTTGTTTTTGTGGATATTGTTACATCGGCAACTTTAGTGAGGGAAATAGCCGCCGTATCAGAGATGTCGCTATTTGTAATAGAACTCGCTAAGTTGAGTTTTGAGTACGCAATAGCGGCGGAACTACTTACATCAGCATTGACAACTACCCCTGAACTGATTGCTGTAACACCAGAGGATGAAATGGTCACATCACCAGTTACGGTTGTTGCGGTTGGAACACCAGAAGAGTTATGGACAACTACTTGGGCAGCGGTTCCGCTAGCCAATTTTGATAGGGCTATTCCCGCAGAAGCATTTATATCGGCATTTACAATAGATCCGTCAACAATTTTTGCGCTAGTAACCGAGTTGTCAGCGAGTTTTGCTGTCGTGACGGCAAGATTATTGATCTTTGCTGTAGTAACTTCGCTGTCGTCTAATTGTGCACCAATTTCCGCCCACGCGTTATCGTTCCCATACAGATAAAGTTTGTTATCAGAAAACAAGTAGCACACACGACCCGGACTTAAAGTCGGCTGACCAGCACCACCAAACGCGGCATCACGGGCAGCGCTATCAGCAAAATAGGCGACCGTCTGATCCATTAGGTATGTGTTTATCTGCGATGCCAATACTTGGCTACCAGCGGAAAACAAGCGAACGCCTGCACCAGCCATTTAAACCTCTGTTGCTTTCTTGAAAGTTATTTAGATTATACATCAAAAATACCTGTTTTTTAATGAGGAGCAAATGTTGTAAAATCTTTCTCGGGGTTCTTCATTGCTTCATCGGTCATTTTCTCTTAAACGCTTCTTTGCGTGCATCATCCCGTTGTCTCTGCTCGCACTTTTTGTCCCTTTCGCCTCCCCCGCCCAAGCGGTAAGCAACTGCGATACTGCCTACTCTGCCACCAACTTCACCCTCGGGGGAGTTGCTTCCGACTCTTCTGGAACCGTGACTTTGACGCCCAATGCTGGTAGTCGGTTTGGTGCTATTTGGAACAAGTCTCGCGTAGACCTTTCTAGCGATTTTTGCGTTATCGCAGATGTGTATCTCGGCAACAATGACGGCGGTGCCGACGGTCTTGCATTTGTGATGCAACCAAACTCGGTTGCCGCTGGAGGCACTGGTGGTGGTCTTGGTTACGCGGGGATCACCCCATCATTTGCTGTTGAGTACGACACCTGGCCGAATTCTGGAGACCTATTTAACGACCATGTTGCGCTAATGAAGAATGGCAATGTAGTCTCTCACAATTTATGGGGTGTAAATGCCGTTGATGTAGGGAACATTGAAGATAACCAGTGGCATAAAACTAAAATTTATTGGGATTCAATAGATAACAAAGTTTCAGTTTGGCTTGATAAAAATGCTGACGGTGATACCGATGATTCTGGAGAAAATCTGTTCAATGCCGTATCCGCAGACCTTGAGGCAAACTTTAGTGGCGAGGTGTATTGGGGTTTTACCGCCGCAACTGGTGGAGCAGCCAATCTTCAGCAAGTAAGAAATATCACCTACACTGGCGTTGCTCGCACCAATACTCCCCCTACGGCAAGCACGGAACCAGTACTTAATGACCCTACTGTTGTAGGTCAAGCGACTGTAATCCCGTTTGTTGTCGCTGACGACGAAACAACACAAGCCCAATGGTCTTTTACTAAGACATCTTCAAACACAACTGTTGTTCCACTCAATGCAATTTCTATTTCTATGTCAAGCGCGACTAATGGAACTATAAGTATTACGCCAGCCTCAGCGGGTAGTTCAACTGTAGTAATAGGTATTCAGGATGCTGATGGCTCTACGCTTTCCTACACCCTAAGCGTTACGGCAACTCCACCTTCATTGCAGGTTACAAGCCTTCTTGATGACGGCTCAAACGGAACTCTTCGCTGGGCAATTACTCAAGCCAATGCAACTTCTGGTGGAATTTACGATGCAATATCTTTTGATGCCGATGGAGTCATCACGCTAACTAGCGCTCTACCGCAGATAACACAAAGCCTCACGGTCACTGGAAACAGCAGAACACAAACCGTGATTGATGGCAACAACCTGTACCGACCGTTCAATGTTGCATCAGGAAGAACATTGACAATATCCAACATGACCCTCAAACAGGGTCAAGCAACTAACGGCGGTTTGATATTTAATGGTTCGGGCACTGTAGTTGCGACAAATATTCGTTTTACTGGAATGACTGGCGGTTCTGCTGTATTCAATAACAATAACGGCTCAACAGCAACCTATACAAATTGCACATTTGACTACCTGAATATTGGAATTGCTGGAGATTACGGTTCAACTCCACAACTTGCCGCAGGAGTAACTACTTGGGCGAACGAAGCCGACTCTGTATTTACAAACAAAACTTACGTCATGGACAGTGTGTTTTCAAACAATACACATGGCATTAACAACTACCGTTTTACTAAAGTCCAAAACTCGCAATTTACAAACAATAGTTACGGCGCCAATGTCACAGGCTTGAATCGCACTCAAATACTTAATTCAACTTTTACGAGCAACGGCATTGGTGTTTATCATAACTCTTGGATCCCAACCGGATTCAACATGGGGACAGACAATCGTCTGATAACTGGCAACACATTTACCAACAACAGTATTTCCATTTATCTTGATGATGGATACAACAACGGTCAAAAAAATCAATCTTGGGTAACTATTACTGGCAACTCGTGGGATGCGAACGGGGTTTGGGTTCGCTATTACCAGTGGAATGGCACATCTAATGCGCAAGGGACTGCTCGTCCATACACGACTGGAACTGTCTTTACGCAAAGTTCTAACACATTCCCCGACAGTGCAGGCAACCCGACAAATCTTACAGTCACCAAAAGTGGATCAAATATTGTTCTTGACTGGGACGCTCCAGTCGTAAGCGGATACCCCGTAGAGCGTTACGCAATCTTTTTTACAACAGGCAATCTTGCTGGCTGGGGTGTTGCGACTGGGAATGTCGG